GGATGGAGCCGGGCGCGATAGCCAGGAGGGCTCCTCTGGTGGTGCGGGACCGGCCCCTGTTCGAGGCAGCCCGCGCCTACTGCGAGGGCATGGCTGAGGAGGTCATGGCTGAGCACCAGGCCCAGCTCCGCGAGCGGCTAGCGCGGCGGGCTGCCAGGGCCTCGGGGTGGAAGGTCGCGGCACATGGGGCGTAGAGGACCGGCACCGAAGCCGACCAGCCTGCGGGTGCTGCACGGGGAGACCAGGCCCAGCAGGGTCAGCCCCCTGGAGCCGAAGCCCCGCAAGCTGGCCCCGTCCAAACCGGCGTGGCTGACCTCGGGCGGGTCTGAGGAGTGGGACCTGATCGTGCCCGAGCTGCTGGCGATGGGCACCGCGACGGCGGCGGACAGGATGGCCCTGGCTGGCTACTGCGAAGCCTCGGCCCGGTTCAGGGTGGCCACGGAGCTGGTGGGCAGGTCGGGCCTGTTCCTGCGGGACCGTGACGGGGTGATCCGCAAGAATCCAGCGGTGGCGCAGCAGCGGGACGCCAGCCTGGAGCTGCTGCGGTGGGCTCGGGAGTTCGGGCTCACTCCTGCTGCCCGCCAGCCGCTCAGGGTGGAGCACACCGTGGCTGATGCCCTCGCGGACAGGCTGCTGTCCTAGCGGAGGTCTGCCAGCCACTCCTCCAGGCCCCGGCACATTGCCCACGATCCGCCTGCCAGTCCGGGGCTCCCCCGTGTGACCCAGCCCCGCACTGGGGATTGAACCACCAAGCGACAGCGCGGGGCCAGGCTCCTGCCAGGGTAGGCGAGGCCGGGGGCCAGCCACAACCCGTGACAGGGAATAACTGTCCGTAACCGATTGTTAGCCCAGGAGGCTGGCCTCCAGGGGCCAGCCGCACAGCCCAGCCCCAGAGGGGGGCAGGGCCAATCGGGAAGGAACCACCCCCATGACCAAGAACCAGACCCCCCAGGACCAGGCTGCTGCTGAGGTCGAGGCCCAGGCTGCCCTGGCTGCTGCCCAGGAGCAGGTCCTAGCCACAGTCCACCCCATCAACGGGGAGACTGAGGAGGCCAAGGCTGCCCGCCACCAGGCCCTTGAGGTCAAGCACGCCGACCAGGAGGCCCAGGTGGCAGCAGAGCAGGCCCTCACAGGACCCCAGCCCACCAGGGCCACCTGGAGGCAGCATGGCCAGCCCCTCAGCGGGTGGCAGTTCTTCGGGACCTCCGTCAAGACCCCCAACCCCAAGGGCATCAAGGTCATCAAGGTGGAGGTAGACCCCCAGGGGGTCACTCTCAAGACCTCTGCTGGCAGGACCATTGACGGGGGCCGGTTCGGCTCAGCCACCAAATTCTGGGCTGTGGTCCCTGCTGAGGCCCCCCGCAAGGTGGAGGAGCCCAAGGCCCCCAAGGCTGAGCGGACTGTGGCTGAGGGCAGGGTGAGCGCGGCTGACCGGCTGGCTGCTGCCCTGGCTGGTGACCAGGCCCATGCTCCTGCCCCTGAGGGCTACGAAATCCGCTGGCCCAAGGGTGGCTATGACCTCCTCAAGAGGACCACAGCCCCCAAGGACAGCCCTGCCTGGCTGGTCAGGTGCAACACCCACAACACCACCACCCCCTCAGAGGGCGGCAAGGCGGGGGATGCCCTGGGGACCAAGGCTGGCCGCCTGGGCTGGTGCTCAGGGTGCCAGCAGGATGCCAAGGCTGAGGCCCAGGCTGAGGCCAAGGCTGCCAAGGCCAAGGCCACCCAGGAGGCCAAGGCCCAGGCTGCCCAGGAGGCTGAGGCTGCCAAGGCTGAGGCTGGGGCTGAGGCCCCCCAGGGCTGAGCCAGCCAGGCTGACCCCAGCAGGCCAGGACCCACACCAGGGTCCTGGCCTGCTTGACGTTCAGGGCCAGCTCAGGAGGCCCTGAGCCCTGGCCTGGGCCACAGCCTCAGCCCTGGAGTGGACCCCCAGCTTGAGGTAGACGGACGTGATCTGGCTCCGCACAGTGGACCTGGCCACCCCCAGCTCAGCCGCGATCTGGGGCGCGGTCAGGTGGGTGGGCAGCCAGGCCAGGACCCTGGCCTCAGCAGGAGTCAGGCGCACAGGGCTACAGCGGGGGGTCGCCTGTGGGGTCGCCCCGGTCCGCCCTGGTCCCGTGGCTGGCCTCCAGTGCCTCGGCCACCTGCCTGCCCCACTCGGACAGCATGGCCCCGACCCGCGCCGCCGCCGCCAGGTATGCCTGAGCCACGGGGGCCATCGCCGCGGCGAACCCCTCCGCTACCTGCCGCGCCTGGGCGGCCAGCTCCTCGGCTGGGTCGGGCTGGTCTGCCATGCGGGCAGCCTAGCGTTGACAGCGCCCAGGAGGAGCTGGAGCTGGCCCAGGTCTGATCACAGGCACCTGGCCCCAGACGCCAGCCAGCGCCGTCCTGGGCCGGGGCTGGCTGGCTCCCCGCCGGTCAGGGCATCATGGGGCGTAATGCCTGACCGTCGCCGGTTCCCGCCCTGTGGCTACAGGTTCAGCGGGGCTGTCTGCCTGCGGCGCGGTGAGCACCTGTGCGAGCCCCGCGCCGCTAGGGTGCTGGATTTTTTCGGCAGCCTCCTGGTCCACACGAAGGGTGACTGGGCGAGGCGTCCGTTCATCCCCGCCGCCTGGGAGGCCGATGAGGTCCTGATACCCCTGTTCGGGACGGTCGAGTATGACCCTGGCTGGGGCAAGTACCTGCGGAGATACCGCGAGTTGTACCTCAGCACCGGGCGGAAAAACGGCAAGACGGCCCTGATAGCGGGGGTCATGCTCTACCTGCTGGCCAGCGACGGGGAGGAGGCCGCAGAGGTCTACGGCCTGGCCCTGGATAAGGACCAGGCAGCCCTGGCCTGGGGGGCTGCTGCCCGCATGGTGCAACTCTCACCGATCCTGACCGGCAGGCTCCACGTAGCCCGAGGAGCCCGCACCATCAGCTACGACAAGACCGCCTCGTTCTTTTCGGTCGTGGCCGGGGACGCGATGGGAGCCCTGGGCCCGAGCCCTCACGGCGCGTACATTGACGAGCTGCTGGCCCAACCGTCGCGGGACCTCTACGACGCGCTGAGGACCGGGTTCGGGGCCAGGTCTCAGCCGATCCTGATGCTGGTCACGACAGCCGACAACGACCCCGGAGGATTCGCGGCCAGTGAGCGCGCCTGGTCTGAGCGGGTGCTGGAGGACCCCGAGCTGGACCGGGCCAGGCTGGTGGTGATCCACGCCGCCCCCCGAGAGGCTGACTGGACCGATGAGGCCACCTGGCACCTGGCCAACCCAGCCCTGGGGGACTACCTGGACATCCGAATCCTGCGGTCGGAATACCTCAAGGCCCAGGGCAACCTCCCGGCCGAGAGGGCATTCCGGCAGTACCGGCTGAACCAGCAGACCCCCCAGGCCGGGCGGGCGCTGGACATGCTGGCCTGGGATGCCTGCCTGCCCCGCCATGACGAGCTGGCGGGGCGGGTCTGCTACGGGGGCCTGGACCTGGCCAGCACCACCGACTTGGCCAGCTATTGCCTGGACTTCCCAGACGGCGCGGGGGGCCATGACCTCCTGTGGCGGTGCTTCGCCCCCAGGGCAGCAGTGCGGGACCTGGACCGCCGCACTGGCGGCAAGATCACCGTGTGGGAGGAGGCCGGGCTCCTCAAGGTCACCGAGGGCAACGTCATCGACTATGACGAAATCAAGGTGGCGCTGCGGGCCGACGCGGAGCAATACCAGATCGAGGAGATAGCGTTCGACAGGTGGGGGGCAACCCAGCTCAGCTCCGAGCTGATCGAGGAGGGGTTCCCGCTGCTCCAGGTAGGCCAGGGCTACGCCACGATGGCGGCACCCACACGGGAGCTGCTGCGGCTAGTCGCTGCGGGGACCTACCGGCACGGGGATAACCCCCTGGTCCGCTGGCAGGCCGCTAACCTCATCGTCAAGCAGGACCCTGCTGGCAACCTCAAGCCGGATAAAGCCAGGTCGGCCGACAAGATCGACAGCGTTGTAGCCGCAGTGATGGCCCTGGACCGGGCGCTGCGGCATCAGGCCGTGGAGCCCGAGGAGGACTACGCGGCGGCGGGGTTCTGAGGAGGACCTATGGACATGACCGAGCTGGAGGCCCTGAGGGCAGCAGCCCAGCGCAAGCTGGACCGGCAGGCTGCCGTGGCGGCTGGCTACCA